CTCTTTTCATTTTATAGATCTATTATACACTATTTTTACGGCAATGTACACAGTTAATTTGCATTTTTTTCAATTATTTTTGAAAAGATAAACTGTATGTTTTGCCTAAGTATGTAAACGTAACCACACTATGCGAATAGATTGATTTTGTTTTTTCATCATATCGCGTTTCAAAATTACATACTCTGCGAGTACCGCCTGTGGCTTTACTATTATTATGAGCTAACATGCCACCTAATAAGGCACCAACTGCACCACCGTTGTCTACATTTTTGGTCACATTATTACCAATAGCACCACCGATAATAGCACCCATTAAGGTATCTCCGGTTTTATCACCAGAAGTTGATTGCTGTTGACATACTTCTACCTGATAAGGTGTTCTATCAATTACGGTTCTATTGACATCTGTTACAGTTTCAGCATTAGTAGGGCTTGCCGTCACCATCAACGCCGCTGACAACAATAGGGGGACATTCACAAACTTTGACATTATTTAACTCCTCAATCCTTTTATATGAGTTTTGCAATTGTTCTTGTAGTTCTTTAATGTTGTTTTCCAACATCTCTATTACACCATCTTTATTTACTATTTCTCTACGAAATAATTCTAATTCAGATTGTTCGTGGTTTTGGAATTCTGCCATTGGATTAATAATTCCTCCTGTACTCTATATGCCTCAACTTCCCAAGGCAAGTTTAAATATTCTTCTCTGGTCTTATAAAAATTACATTCACTATATAATTCTTTTCTTACATATTGTTTTACATGAACCATTTCATGAAATATTGTTGTAAGAAAATTATCTCCAAGACTTAACCTCTTATCTACCTCAATTATATAGTCTCTATTTTCAACGTCTAAACATGTACCGTCATATCCCTTTAAATTTTTAAGTTCAATATTAATAGTACATTTTTTAATCCTAGGCATAAGCTGTAACCATGCAAATGATGCTGCCTCAAACGCGAATTCACGTTGTCTGCGACTGCCACCTTCTACAAAAATCAAACTTTTCTCCATCATGTATTAATTATACACTATTTTTATGGAAAAGTAAACAGTTAATTTACATTATTCCGTTTGCTGGAGGAACCCATGCTTCGTCTGATTTTCCTTCTTGTTCAGTAATCTCATCTCTACGACCGTACTTTTCAATAGTAACATTATTGCCAATTTTAAATTTAAGATTATCATGCATATGGTGAATAACAAATTCGCATCGGCCATCACCGAAGTCTTTAAATATATTTTGCCAAAGCGGGCGCCAATTGTTAGTCAATCGGTTGTTATTCATACCGCCTCGATCTGAATTTATAAACGTATCTGTAAAGCTACGAAGATTAAAATCAAATATAGAATCAAATCCATACATATGAATTCTTTCGGCCTTTAGATGCTGAGCGGCAAAGTAAACAGCCATATGACCACAATTAAGATCTGTATAGTTTGCAGCATAGCTTGGTAGACGAGTGTAGAACATTTTAATTTGATGAGATCTTTGCATATGAAATTGAGAATTCTTTTCCATATACGCTTTAGGTCTTGCGCCAAGTATCCATTCTCCTGGCACATCAACATCACCTTTATGAATATGTCGCATCATTTTAAAGTCAACCATGCAAGATGCATATAGATTTTCAATAGGAAAAGGTGGAAGATTGCAAGCTAGCTTTAGACCTTTTCTTGGCGCTTCATTATAAAACATTGCTGAATCGCCGTTACCGATTACGTGAACTGTTTTAGGCATTCACAACCTCCGCAATTTTGATCTTACCACGAATACGATCGTTTCCTTTTTCACCTGTCCAATGCATAATCTTTGCATTGGTTGCTGGCTCATCATCATGTTCTACCTGAAGTCTTAGCCAATTATATTTATTCGGTAATTCATTAATATATGTCATTCTTGTAATAGGATTAAGCATACTATGTAATACCTCTTGATCCCCCACTTCTGGTTTTGAAGCAACCTTTTCTGCCCATTGTTTTAGAATATCTGGCTTTTGATAAAATCCTACAACGCCTGAGTTAAACCATTCTTCTTTTCTACGCTTTAGCCATGGTCTATCAAGTGACATACAAAGTTTGTTTGGTTGAATATGATCAAACATCCTTTCAATATTTCCAAGTATTTCACAATCAGTATCAATCCAAAAGCATCTTTTGCCCGGTGCTTTTAACATTGCCATCGGTTTACCAAACCACCCTTTAACGTCTTCTTTTATTTGAATATCCATATGGCAAAAAAGAGCAGGATGCGCAGATTGTTTTACTCTTTCTTTCATCTCAATAGACATACCAAAGTCTGCAACTGCAATTGGTATAGTATTATGCTTATAATAATTTTCAATAAACCACCACAGCTGCCATTCTGTTTTTTCATCGCAACCGGTGATAATCAATTTTTCAGGCATTTTAGGCATCGATTATTCCATATGTTTCGTTAAAGTTATGTTTAGCTTGTACACCAGCTTCTTTTTGAATTGTTGTAAATGAATCTGCTGCCATACATACCCATGGATAATACTCTTGTAAAAACGGAAAAGTATCTACATTCAGAAATATATCAGTCGGTGCACCACATGTTTTTGCTTTATTAATAATCTTTTGTGCGCCTTCTGGATTAACCATATAGCCATGCGCGCCACCAAAATATTTCTTTTGTATTAATCCATCTACACCAATATTGATAGGTGTATTAAAGTTTCCATACGAAGGCTTTGAAAATGTCATACAACCATCAAACGACGTTTCCGGAATCGGGCCTGTTAGAATAGCATCATGCTCAAAAATAACAACTGTTTCTTTTATCTTTACTGACTTTTCCCACAGCGCATGATGAGATAAGAAAGCAGCCATACAGTTTTCTGGTCTAGAATATTTTTCATGGAAAAAAGACGGTTGGATACCCTTTGTATGCAAAATAAGATGTGGATTATCTTTAGGAGTTATAGCCCAATGATGTTCTACTTCAAGTCCATGTTTAGCAGCGCTTTTAATACAACGTTTTGCAACCTGCATAGACTGTTCATTATCTTTAATTGTAATTACGAAAGCTTTCATTCACAAGTCTTCTTTCCTGCACATTCTTTTGGAAAGCATTGTCTTGCAAAGAAATAGTATTCGTTGTCAAAACTTGCAGACCACTGTTCATTATCTATCATCCAATGACATTGTTTTTCTGACATGGGTTGCTGTAGTGCCATCTGACCGATATAGTGGTCTGTAACACCATCGCTGCCCCACATACTAATTACTAACATAAATTCTTTCATTTAATTCACCGTTGTTGAAGGTAACCCTTGGACTCTTGTAAAATATGTTTTAGTTACACCAAGTTTAGGAACTAGTTGTTTGCACATAAGCGCATCGTTCGGCCATAAGCCATGTTCTCGAGCCGCTGATAGGATATCCTTTGCTCCATCTGGTTTAATTATATATGCAGAGTTTCCGGCTAAACCTTGTGGTATATTAAATTCATCAACTGATGGTACCGGTTGGATCCATGATTCTCCGGCTTGCACCATGTCATGAAACTGATGAGCGCGCCTTGTAGCTGATGCAGGACTATTAATACCAATAATATTGTATTTACTTTCAAGTATCAATTTCCAATCTAATTTTTCAGTAAAGACTGCATCGTGTTCAAGTATAAGAATTGGCTCATTTAGTTTTTTACACTCATGCCACAATAACCAATGACTCATTGCGCATGCAATGCGAGAATTAGGATTTGCTGTTTGATATGCAGACTTAATAAGACCGGTTGCAATATCGTTTTCTTTACCTTCCCAAGGATACTTCCATTTAAGACCATTACCGAACATAACAGTCTTAGCCATTTTTGCGGAAACTGCGTTAAAGATATCTATCTCAAAATCATTATAAACTTTTTTAGAAGATATAATACAAGTATCAGCCCCTTTCTCTGATATCTCATTTCCTTTTAAACAAATCACATACGCTTTCATCTTTTTAACTCATTCCTATGCGGAAATTCTTCCATAGTTTTATTGACATTGAGAAAGTCAAATAGTTTTTGGGGTTTGTCAACTCCATCTACAATATTTAGAATCAATAAAGAGCCAGGTCTATTTTTAAAATATTCCTTTATACTTTTCTCATGGTTATCCCATACTTTTTCATATACCTCATATACGAAGAACGGTTCTTTATACACTTGAGTTCGAATATTTACCTGTCTTGTAGATTGATTCCAATTTCTTTTTCTTTCAAGATAAGTTGACATAGACTGTAGCCATTTTTCTTTATCTCTTGTTGTAAGAATAAACTTAGAGTTAGGAAACATTGTGTCAAGCTTTTTATATTTTGGTATGACAGGAATATCTGATGCACCATCATTGTTAAACGAAATCATATCATCATCAGATGGATAGTGAATATGATTATATCCCACTTCGTTTAATACATGTGTAAGTGTAGTCGTACCAGTTCTAGATAATCCTAGTCCCCAAATTTTTGCTTTCATTTCACTGCTGCTTTATAATGTTTATGATTTAAATTCCATTCTTGAATAGGCAAATTTGTAATTCGCCACATTTCTTTTTCAGTATACCATTTAGCTTCGCCTGGTTGAATGTGTACTAGCTTAGCATCTTTAGGTCTTGTATCGTTCATACGTCTTATCGGATTGCTTCGAGTTGACATATTATGAACATGTGAATTCCATTTGTAATCTAATTCTGTAAAATCTGTTTCAAGTGAATGTGCCATAGCATGGAAATAATTTTGATCTAAGCAATAGAACTTAGAAAAATTTTGCGCTATTGTTTGTTGCACATACTTATTAAATTTCCACCAACGATTCTTTGCATGTCTTAAACCTTCTTTCGAAAACATTACCATTCCAGCATTGTAAACTTTAAGTAAGCCATCATCACGTCGAGGCAGTTTTGTGTTTAGCGTACTATTAACCCATGCTGCCCATATTTCATCATTCTTATAATTAATACTTCCGTGTAAAGTTTCTTTTCTAATTGTTTCGATAGCAGGTTCTCTACATGCTGCAACATGACCATACTCTAAATCAAAAATACTTTCTTCTAAACCATCTACAGCAAATACATCTAAATCAATAATAGCAATATTGTCATATACAAGAAACGATGGATCAATGAGAGGATTTAGCCATTCCCAATAATGTTGGTGTACACCTGTGTTTACCGCTTGCGGTTTATTATGATCAAGTCTATATTCAGCGCCAATGCGTTTAGCATACTCTTCCATGTTTTTCTTACCAGCAAGAACTCCACACGGCATATCTCCGCCCCAATATTGGTAGATTAGATTTCTCATATTACGCCTCTTTCGACAAGTGCTTTATAGTTTTCAATCTTAGGTCTTTTCGGTCCACCTTGTCTTATTTTTGGTCTTATATGAATAATGTTTGCTTTATCTACATCATCATCAAATGAACTATAGTTCCATTGTGCACGATCGAAGTAGCGTTTTTCTTTAAATCCTGCAAGTACAGCACATCTATGCATAATACCTTCATCATTAAAGTTGCCGCTGAATTGTAACATTTCACTTATATGTAAATGTTTTCTAAATTCTTGTCGTAAATTTTTTTCTAAACGATAGCATGACCCACCCCAATATGGATATTCTGCATCACATAAGAATGGGAAATGACCTGCAAGTTTTTTTACTAATGTTTCCTGAATATTATAATGTCTACCAATACCAGTTTCATCTGTAAAAATATTTGCTGTACAGCCTTTACGAAGAAACATATCAGTATCCATCATTACAACAACATCATAGTCATCAAACTCTTCATTCATCATATAGAGTTTTTGTGATTGCGAACTAAGACCTGGATTAAATACCGCTCCGCGAAGTAACCTATGATCAGCACCACAGAATTTAGCATACTCTTTAATATTTGCTACTGATAAATTTTCAAGTTCGCCTAGTGGACCAGACCAATGTTGTAAGATTATTTTTTTCACTTTCTCGTTCCAATAAGGTAGTGATCATTTGCTCTAAGCGGACATTTCCACATTTTCATATTATGGCTTTCAGATAGTTTTTTCTTTATGCCATAAAAATATTCTTTATTATCGATACCATGAAATGCTTTATTTTGTTTATGTGCAATCATAATATACTTATACTGTTCATAGTATGCCTCAATAATTTTTCTATCATCAAGTGGCATTTCATTAATACTGAATGTTCCAATCAAAAGTGATTCATTTGCAGTTTTCGTAAGATTCTCCGGCTTTAAAGTTTTACAGGCATATGAACCTTGAATCGTATTTGATAAAAAGTATTCTTGCATTTCATTCATTTGCGGGAAATCAAGTATATTATAATTGCCAGTAAATCCAAGTTTATGCATTGAATAGCAAAGGTAACCATAACCTCCACCAATATCAGTAATATGACCAAGATCTTTTGGTTTAATTCCAAAGTGTTCTTTAATCAAAGAAATATAATACCCACTTTGTATTGATATCAAGCTATGCTTGCCAAATTGAATATTTGGTTTGCCACATGACGGATCAGCTATCTTTGATAGATCTGCAAATTCACTATTCAGCTTCATATAGAGATTCATACCACCGTGCTCCGGATGTACGGTGCGCTTAATATTAGGCTGCGATAGAAAAGAACTCTTATTATTTCTGAATTCTTCTTGAATGGTAACAAGCCATTCTTGCCAATCTTTATTCGACATTTTTCATCAATTCTTGTACGTTTTCACCATTCTCTGGCAGTTTATCTTTTAAGAAGAAATGTACAAAGTTTGCTTCTTTAATCTTACTATTATCTATTGCAGTATAAAGTGCATTCCATTTCCAATTCAGTCTTTGCACATTCATACCACATGTATTTACCCAATAATTAAGTAGGGTTTGATCAGTTGACCATTTCCATGGTCCTGCTCCATCTACAAATTGTTTAAATTCTTGTCTACGTATAAACTGTTCTGGTGTTTGATTATTGAGATATTTGGCAAATGATTTATTCATAACCATCATTCCCATATTCATAAATGGAAAACCTGTTTTGTCATTATATTGACCATACCATGCAGGAATCTTAAGAGTTCCATATTGCATGCGAGAATAACCTAATATTTTTTGAACGTACCATGGTTCAATTGGCAATTCACTTTCAACTACGCCACCAAAATCTACATCAGCATCCATTTCTAAAAATATATTTGGTGCGCCTGGTCTAATCCAAATATCTGCATCTACTATTGCAATTTGATCATAGTCTTTAAAATAAGAAAAGGCGTTTTCCTTCTCAAAAATTGGAAGAAAACCGCCATGTTTCTCATAAGATTCTGTGCTACGCCCTGTCATAAAAACATCAGGTTTAATACGCAACTTAGGAACAGTTTGTACTATATGATCAATATTGTGTTCATCACAATATTTTGCAACGGAACCAATACAATGATGATACAGTCTAGATTTTGCACCTACTGCAACCTGATAAATAAGTCTTTTCATAATAACCCCTAATAACGAAGAAGATAGTCCCATTGTCCTTCTACTCTAACGCACAGCCAATCTCGCTTCATAGTTCTAAAATCATACTTAAATTCCTGCTCTGTCTTTGCGACAAAACATTTATTTAAACCATCAAATATATCTATACTCTCTGCAACAGGATCACCACTTACAACGGTGACCATGACTAGCATCCATTTTGCCATTATTTCTTAGGTGCTGGTTTTTTACCTTTTACGGCATCGGCCCCAAAGAATGCTGCAACTAATACAGATATTGATACAAAATATGTAGGCGCAATGTCACTAATTAATTGAGCCGCTTTATCTTGTCCAAGTATTGTTGTAATAAGAATAATTGCAGGATAAAGTAACATGCCAAATAGTGCAAACCACGTCATTTTTCTCATAGCATCACGTTGTGCATCTGCGTCTTCAAGCTCTTTACGCTTAAATTCCAAATGCATCTCCAATTCATCAGATGATATATGGCCGTCACCATTGGTATCAGCTTCATCCAAACCCTCGATTGTCTTCTTGTCTGCCATTTTCGTACTCCGTGATAATAGTCTCGGCAATTTGAAATGCCATCTGGTATCCATCACGAAGGGAATTGGACTTATGTCCATTTTCAACAAACCATTTTAGAGTATTTATATCTGAACCACGCTGTTCAAGTTTAAAGTCTTCAGTTGTTTCTTCAAACTGCGTTCTTAAGTTCAAAAGTTCTTGCACGTTCAATCGCTATCTCCAATTTGCTAAATAAAGTTTCTATGTCGTCTTGATCACATTGAAAAACAATGCCTATACCACCAGCCTCAATCCATCTACGGACATTATCTGGTCGATCATCAATAAGAATGTTTGGTTTACGAGTAAGTTTATTCCAAGCATACTTATGTTTATTAGAAGTAAAGATCATATTCTCAATAAGCGGTGGAACATAAAGATTATCTTCTAACCATCTACGTTTCCAATATGCTGAGTTATCTCTATCACCGCGAAGTGGAGAAGAACAGATACCCCAATCACCATCAGTAATATCCTCTACAAAGCTTACAATTTTATTTGATTCCGGAAACTTAGGAAGCGTATAAAACCAGCCTGTGTTACGAAGAGATGCAAATGCTGCTTCTCTATCATTAAGAGATTTCCAATGGTCTACATCAAATTTTTGTTTGATGGCTCCAAAGAAGTCTGCAATGACTCCATCCATATCTAAATATACTGTCATTTTTCCCACCTATAAAATATATGTTGATCAATTTTTATTGTTTGTTTTTTTGTTGATGCCCATTCAGGTTTTACGTAGTCGGCATGATAATGAGTAGCGCCATCGGTGAAGTCTGTAAGATGTCCATTATAGATCTTAAAAGCGATGGTACGAGCAAACTCATAAATGTCGAGATCAACAGTAGGAATATTGTCAGACTTCCCATCGCAGTACCAACTAAATTGACAGCGATGGCGCAATGGGACCATATTGTTTTTGTCTTTCCAAGATGGTCTTTCAGGTCCTTGTTTAATAACCTCACAATATGAGTGAGGAAAACGAGTATCGTTAACACGATTACGAGTGACAAAAGCGACACCGATCATTCCTTTTCCTGTTTGATTACGAGCTTCCCAGTAGATATTATCTGCTAAACATTTTTGTTCAGATTCCGCAGAATGTAGTAATCCAGCTTGGGCTGTTGCGCCGAAAGCAGACTTACCAGTAACAAGTCCTCCTAAGAATGCTGCAGCCATTGCACCAAAGAAAACATAACGCTTCATTTGGCTACCTCATGGTTGTATGAATAACCACACATTTCCATAAGATCTTTTAACTTACGAACTTCGTCTGAAGTCAGAGTTAAAAGCTGCTTACGCATGTTTTCTTCTGACATGTCAACTGCAAGCGAACTGAATAATTTTTCCAATGCTACGTAATGATATTCCATTATATAACTCTCCCATTTGCAATGATAGAAGACATCATCAACCGAGCCTGCTTAAGGCGAGACTCGAGATGCTTAATCACTTTAGGATTTTGAACTGCGCATTCAGCTTCTTCCATCAACCATACTGGAATAACACGAAGCATACGCTCGACACTTTCACGCTGTCTGTCAGGTGTTAGTGTATTAATCATTCGCTTATAAGCTGCGTTTGAAATTGGTCTATTCATAATATATCTCCTCTTTTCATTTTATAGATATATTATATACTATTTTTGCCGAAATGTACACAAAAAAGTGCACGTAGTTATTTAATAAAAACAACCACTTGTAATTTTTTTTCTTTTAGTGAAATAATTTACGTGTATCGTATTCTTTTTTAGTATCGATAAGAAGCTGAATGTGGTTATCGCGATGCTCTTTAAACACTAAAGGTTCATTGTCATCTACATCCATGATAACCACTGTATTAGTAATAGGTCTATGAGTACGTTCTTCAAACATAACAGCATAACCAGCCATCTGAGCAAAGTAATTAGTAATCCATTCTTTTTTCTTTGGCTTACGTGATGTTTTAAAGTCTATAATAGATGGTACACCATCAAACTCAGCAATACAATCGCATCGACCAGCAAGGCCAAGGTGATTAGAATAAAGAGGTACCTCAAGACCGTAGATTTTTCCAATCCGGTTATCCAAAATCGGACGTAGGTTTTCGAGGCTTTGTCTAATATGCGGGAGATAGTCTTCAATGCTTTCATTCTTTAAGTATCCTTCTATAATTGAATGAACTAGGGTTCCACGACCAGCAGCCTTTGTGCTGATTTTATTTGCTTCTTCCTCCCCTACACGAGCCCTCCACTTCGCAATACCTTCTTCGCTTAGTATACTTAAAACTGTAGTAATACTAGGAAACCTACTACCATCAGGAGCAGTATAAGTTCTCCCGTGTTTACCTGTGTTAGCATCCAAGTCTTGATATCCAAGATCAACTTCTTCATGTATAAACCTCATGTTTTAATTGTATTCCCTTTGCCAGAGCCTTTTTTAATTCTACCTAAAAGATCTTTCCAACCATCACTAGTATTTTTGTTTACATGTGTGGCACCGCCTGTTGCTGAAAAATGTGGTACAGTTAATACTTTAATAAGATCTGGACTATGATCAAGCAACTCTTGTAACTCATCATAGGAACAATTAACATCCCATTGATTTTGTGTTTTAAGGTCTTTTACGGTATACACCGGCATTTAACAAGCCTCCTTGTGCTCGAACCAATATGGTTTAGTACGAGTCTTTTCCCATGCCATTTTGAATCGATCTTGTTTAGTATGATAGAATGCACGATAAGATTTAACAGCATCTTCGAACATACATTCTGGATTTGAAGTCATAGCAAGTTTGAATGGTGTCATACCGCTTTTTGGAATATTATTTGGTATTGACCATAGTGGATCTTTTAGTTGACTTGATTTATGAATTTTGCCAAAGCGATATTCGAATTCGTCGCATAGAGCAACAAAATGATTCCAATGCCATAGATAGTTATCTGAGGATTCCATAGTCCATACTGTACAAGGATGCTTGTAGTGTACAGCTTTGTAAAGTACATCATCCATTTGTGGATTGTCAAACAGACGATAATGTTTTACCATACGTTTGCCAGATTTTGATGGACCGATTTGTACTGTACCATCGAGCATGCGATGAGCAGTGGAAAGCATTTGTGCGCTTTCCACCACCATTTTAGGTACATGTTTGTCGCACTGCATATGAGCAGCAACAACAGGATCTTCGTGTAAAATAAAAATATTCATTATATAATTATAACCTCAATCAACTAATTTGTACACAGTTATTTTTACCCATCATTGTAAAGACGGCAAAGGCAATTGCCCAGTCTTTACTAAATATAACTGCTGTATTCTCCATAATTTTTCTAGTACTCTCCGCCTTCGTCTATCTTTTTGTTTTCTAACTTTTAGCCAGTTTTCGTTTATCATATACAACTTTACTCTTTTGTCCTTACGAATCATATTTTTGATTTGTTTGTGTAATTTTTTTTGCTTTAAGGGTTTGAGTTGTGGGTACATTGACTTCCTTAATGTGCGTTAAGAGTTAATCTTTGAGCAAGCCGGGGAACGCCTCCTCTACGATAGGTCGAGTAATGTACTTCGGTGGTTCTTTATTAATCATCTTAACGACAACTTCCGCATCCTCAGGGTGAATACCTTCAAGTAAACCAATAAACAGTCTTTCTCGTTTAAACGAAGGCAGACTTTCACACTCTCGTATTCCCTTTACGAAGTACTTGAATTTAGTATTTTCTCTGATAAGATTTGCGGGGTGGTTATGTGGTTCTGAAGGCTCGTATGGTACTTCACCTTTTGGTATTTTCCACGTAACAGTTGAATCAAACGTACCGCGAAGTACATCTTTTAAAGCCCAAGATTCATTTTGTTTTAGAACTTTAATTTTATCTTCCTTTAGTCTTTGTTTTGCTGCTTCTTGCAAAACTTCAAAAACATACTTTACCATCTATAAAAATTCCTCCACAGATTCAATTAACATCTTCATGTTTTTATTTATAAGATATGGAAACACTTTACCTTTATTATGCCAAGGATCTTGCGAATTATATTCAGAAACAATTTCTTCTTTTATTGCAGTTGGCGTTTTAGAAAGGTCAATAAGAGTTTCATTACGGCAATAGTTACGATACCATGAAGCTGCATAAAGCAATTCGCCTTCTGCAAGATCTTCGATGATTGCTTCTTTCTTTTTCTTTGATAGTGGCGTTTGCCTGTCACCATTTACAAAGGTATCATCATGTGATAATACATTAGGTATACCATCACCAGCATCGCCAGTAAGAATCTTGAGTTGTAGATTTTGGCGAGGATGTGTTTCTTCTACAAACTTTTTAGTCATAGGAGAAAACTGTTTTACGTTATCATACCTTTGCAATTGTTTAAAGTCGTGATCTGAAGATACGATCATTACTTTTTCATACTGACCAAACTCTTGTGTTTGTTCGACCATAGTACCGATAATATCGTCTGCTTCGCTGTTGTCAATATGAATTACTCTGTAAGGAAAGTTTTCTTTGATTTCGTCTTTAACTTGATGCATAATACGAAATGCTTCTGCCCAGTCAAAATCTGATTCAGTGCGACCTGACCGGCGGTTTGCTTTGTATTGTGGAAAGTAATCACGGCGCCAGCTTGATGAGTCACATGCAAGTACCATTTGACCGTATTCAGCTTTGAATTTTTTATTGTACATGCGAAGTGAATTGAGAATCATATGCCGAAGCATCTGTTCGTCATTTACTTTATTAACAGCAATTGTGGCAATTGCAATACCAGAGAAATCGACAAGAATCATATATAAGCTCCTACTTTTATTATAGGATTATTATATACTGTTTTTACGCCAATGTACACAGTTAATTTGTTATTCTGGTTCTTTTTTAGGCAAATGTTTTGAATGAATTTTACAACCAATAAATTCATTATAGTAATCGTCTCGAAATAAAACATCAAGTTTAAATTGTAGCTTAGCTTCATAATATGACATCTCACCTTTAGTTCTACAAAGTATTAGGATTTCTCTTTTGTAACGATCTTGCCCTCGCTGTTCAATGAGTAATTGAAGTTCTTTATTAGATCCATAATATTCTCGCCAGTCGGACTCGACTTTGGTTCTTTGCCGTCTAGCTCTTTTACTATTTTTTGGTAATATTTTAGGCCGCCAGAAGTTCTTTTTACCGATATATTTCTTGTTTGTATCCAGTTCTGTAATTCTGTATACGAACCCTTGGTATTCATCTGGGGTTTCATTGTAAATTTGTTCATTGTAATACCACATAAATTATATATGCATTATAAATCTTCATCATCTTCAGTAGCTTCT